ATTCAATTATTTTAGAACCATAAGGATCAGTAACCCAACTATTATTATTAAAAGCAGAAAACAATTCCTTATCTGAACCCATCATCATATCAAATGGTGAAGATACTAAATCAAAAGCGCCTCTACCTGCACCCTCAAGTAAATAAGGTACATCTAGCAAATAAGCTAAACCGGTTGTAAGACCTTTAGCCGGAGCTTGTGCGTACTCTTTTAAAAGTCCACCGGTACTGTAATCATAATTTTGATTAGTTTCTTCTTCTCTGTAGTCGTCTAATAATCCCATTGTTTGTCCTTTAATTAATTAATCCGTATTGTTGGTATAGTTTTTTTTCTTTTAATGTGAATGGGTAGTTTCCATCAATGTTCATACCAAATAAATCAAATGATTTTACACTTGCTTCAAACGCCAATCGTGCTTTTTCTTCTCCAGTCAATCCTGCTGATCCACCTATCATTTCACTTTTACTTTTTATAAGATCAGCTTTGGCTTTTTCAAAAGCTTGAGTTCTCCATTGTTTTCTATAAGTACCAACTTCTTCTGAAGTAAATAAGTAATTTCTTTTAGTGTTAAAACGAGTGTTATTCATGTCATCTCTATAAAAAGCGTTTTCTCTATCAGAGTCATAATTTTTTTGCAGTCGTTCAACTTGATCTTCTTTGATAACTCCATCCCTAATTAAAGTTTGAAATATATTATCATCTGTTAAGAAGTTGTATCTAGCATAGCTATCTCTAGTTACTGTTGTTAGAGCATCCATTTTAGTTTCAAATTGTGATGGTGAATCTGCTTCTGGTCTAAAAAAATTAGAAAAATCTCCACTAAATTCTAATGATGGCATAGCTCGTCTTAATCTTTGAACCTCTTTCTCTGACATTTGCGCACCGGTAATAAATTTAACGTAATCGTTAAACATCATAAACGCATCTTGACCAAATCTAGTTTTGCCTTCCATCCATTCTTTCTCATCTTCAGTAAGATTGTTACCATTTTTACTAAACCATTCCGTTAAACTAAGTTTTGACTCTCGCCATTTACCCCATATAGTTAAATACTCTGGTTTATAACTGGCAGTCATATCAATTAACTGACGCATTTGTTTTGAGTTTACTTGTTTTTGGTCGTTAATATCTCTCCACGTTTTACTATCTTGATTAGAGTCGTTGTACCATGCATTAGCGCCTGTTAAAGACTCATCATCATCATCCATATTAGGAGCATCAGTTGTTTCTTCCATTGTAAAGCCACCATTACCATCAGAGGTAATTCTCATACCTTTATCAAACAAGGCATCTGCCCACATTTGCGCTTCTGCTTTATCAGTATTACTTTTAGATACTTTAAACTTACCAATTGCTTTTTTCCACATTTCAAACATATCTAATTTTTTTTGAATTGCATTGCCTTCACTTGTAAATTTAAATTTTTCATCTAAGGCATTGGCAAGTTCTGGTTGACCATTTTCTAAATATTGTTTGTATTTTGTGTAAGCAAATTCTAGTTTTTCACTTTCAGACTTAGTTGATTCCTTACCTTGATTGGTAATTCTATTTTCAATAAACTTTTTAGGATTTAATTGAAATAAAACTCTTTCATCTTCGTCTAAATCTTGCCACAAATCACTTACAGCTTGTGTACTAATTTTTTCTCCTTTGTTGCTTTGTGCAAAGAAATTTTTAAACTTATCAAACGCATTTACATCCTCTGGTTGTTGCGTTTTTTTCCAGTCGTCATAACTAGGTGGTGGGTTTTTACTAGCAACAGTTCCTCTAGAGTTCTGTGTTTGATCGTAAAAATTTTTGTTATCTAGGTAAATATTATTTAGCCCATTAAATTCTGGTATAGTTCCATCAAGACCTAAGTCATCATTAATATCAAAAATATTAGCCATTATTTTAATAGTCCTTTATTTAAAAGTGGTGAGTTCAATAAGCCTTGAGCAAAATCATCATTAGCAGTAGTGTTTAGCTGTAGTGGTGAAAAACCTCTTGGACTTGCATTAGGCATATTAACAGGAGATGACACATTACTGCCTTGCCCAACATTTGCGTTAAACTCTAATTTTTTTTCATCTTCTGTACCTTCTAACTTACCTCTTATCTTTTCCATTTCAGAATAATAATCATCTACATTTTGAAACCCATTATAGAACTCATCTTCTGTAATATATTTTTGTTTATTAGAATCCCAATATGGAGTATTACCAGAGCCACTTGCATTATTTACATTATTATACATTGACGTATAACTTTGGCCTGTACCCATCATCATCCTATTAAATGCTTCTGCACTCATTACTGTATAATCATATGTACTCATACTAACTCTCCATAATTAACTTTTAGATATCCATTTACATCCTGCACTACTGCATTAGGTAAATGCGCTACTTCTTGTGCAATAACTCCAACATTGTAATTAGGGTACATTTTTGGAATACCAAGTTCTTTAGCTTTCTTATTCCATTCCCAAGAATAAATTTTAATTCCATTAGCCATTTTGTATAAAAACTTAATTCCTTTTTTAAGTCTGCTATCAGAAGGCATTGGAATTGGCATTGAAAATCCAAATTTTGAACCTTTACTTGATGACGTTCCACTTGAATTAACAGTAGGAAAGCCGGTAGCAATACCTTGAATAATATTATAGTAATCTGTCATTTTTTCCATAGGTACACCTTGCTCGTACATCATTCTTGCAATTTCTAATTGTTTACCGGCATCAATCATTTCTCTATCTTTGCCCATAAATCCAAATGAATTTTTCATCATGTCATTATAATTGCTGTTAATCATATTTCTTCTGCTAGGATCACCTTTTGCAATATTAAGTTCTGCATCACTCATTCCTTTACCTGCACGATAAACATTGTCAGTTATAGTTGTACCTGCATTGTAACGATTTTTAATATCATCAGCATTAGAACTAAACTCTCTACCTCTTTCTTTTTCAGAGGCTAAAAATAAATCGTCAGCTATTTCATTAGCAACACCTTGTCCTACATTTTGTCCGAAAGTTGCAGAGTTAGGATCATACCTACCCATTTTACCCATCTTGCTTGAAACTGAATTAATAACTCTATCTGTTACACTACTAGTCATATTATCTAAGTATTCGTCAGAGTTAGTTGACATCATGTCATAAGCAGTCGTATTAGTACCTGCATTTAAACTGTCTAAATAAGTACCAGTTACACCATTGGTAAGGTCAGTTAAAGCTCTGCCACCACTACTTGTAGGATTACCGGCCATATACGAATTTAATAAAGCATCACTTGAAGTAAATTTTGTTGGGTCTAAATTTTTATATAAATCTGATCCTCTTGCAATTAAATCTGATTCATCACTTGTGTATGGTGTTAAATAATTACTAGAATCATAACCTCCCATAAACTTCATGTTGTCTGGGTCATCGTAGTACTTACCCATATCAGCCATAATTTTATCTAAGTGTGGTGAGGCAGGTGCATATGGTTTATATTCACTTGTGCCGGATTCACTTGTTTTTGATTTACTTCTACTTCCACCTATTGACATATTATTTCCTTATTTAGTTTGTTAATTTTTTTTCAAGGACTACATGAGTTTCTTTATAACCATGTTGTTTAAATACTTTTGACCATCCTTTTCTTGCTAGATGAATAGATTTATAGCATCCATTTTTCTTAGCATAAGTTTCAAAAGTGTTTTCAGCTTTTAATTGCCACTTTAATCTATTGTGGCCAATGACCATAAAAATAGAAAAAATTTTAAATTTTGGTCGTTGTAATATTTCACTTATTACAAAACCTAGTTTCTTTTTGTTTTCAATATCCCAAACTAACCATAGTGTCATATCACCATTGTTAAGTTCTTTAATTACATCCGCACTTGCATAACCATTTTCAGCCTTCAGCAAAGTATCATTAATTTCTTCTGCTACCATTGGATAAACTTGTGTAACTTTATCGGTAGGTATAAATACTATGTCTATATTGTTAGCCATTTGTTAGTACCATTGTATATAAGTCTAACAACACCAAAATTTGTGTTTATGACTTTTGTGTTTACATTTTCAATTGTGTCAACACCACTTCTAGTAATAGTTATATTGTTAGTACTTGCATTATTACTTGTGTCTTTAATTATATAATTAGTACCAATTGGCGCGTTTGCAGGTAAATATAAAATTGTTGCTTGACTTACATTTACATCTAAAAATAAATCATCAACCTTAATGTAGTAAGTTGATGTAGTAACTTTACTATAATTTATATTAACTCTGTTTACTAATTCATTTACAGCTTGTTCTAATTGTTTGTTGTAATATTCTTGATTAGTGGTTGGTGTTCTTCTTATATACTCAATACTCATTTTATAATCCTGTTCAAATGTTTGACACCAAGATCGTCAGTTACCATTTCTCCTTTTTCTAAGGTACAAGTGTAAGCAACTTGATTACCGGCTGTGCGTTCAGCAACTCTTTTGCCCTCTAAACAAACAGAAAGACTAGGTTGATGATACCAACCATCTAAACGTCTATTATCACCTTCAATAATAAACATTGAAAGTACAAATACCATTTCAATCATTGATGACTTCCATTGTTTCTAAGTTTATCAACTAAAGTTTCTAAATCTATTATGCGTTCTTCTAAAAATTGAACTTGCATATCTACCTTTTGTATTTGTGGCATATCTGCCTCGACATTACCTTTTAACTTTTCTTGGTTAGTTGCAAGAAATTCCACTAACATATAAAGTTCGTTTATCTGTGGACTGACCATATTTCCTTTAGGCACTCCGTCTATAAATTCATTAGCTTTGTCTAAATCTTTAGATATTAATTGTAATTCAGTTTCGATAATATTTAGTCTTTCCATCACACCAAACGCAAACCAACTACCAATCAATATAGCAAAAATAATACTTAATAAATTTTTAGCAGGTAAACTAACTTTACTATCTTCGGACAAATTTATTTTATTTGCCATTACTGGACACCATCTACTGTTGCCTCAATTTCAATACCCATTGCATCACTCCAAGTTGCTTTGGCAGGAACTTTAATTTCAATACGATGATACTTTCCACTTTGTCTAAAGGTTGCAACCCCATTATCATTACAGGCAGAAAATCCGGTTTGAATAGTTGTACCTCCGGCTCTTTCTCTGCTTATTAAATTTATTTGAGTTGGTTGATAACCAGTAAAAGTAACATTGTTAATAGCTTGATCCGGTGCAACTACAATAGACAACAATGTATCTGAAACAATTGTTGCAATAATAAATTTAGCATTGTTGAATTGACTTGATACATCTGCAACTCTTATAACATCACCTACATTTAACTCACTTAAAAAACTTGTTCCTGTCCCATTAATTGTTGATGATGCAACTGATATAGTTCCTGTTTTAGTTACAGGTTTTACATCAATAACAGGGTTAATTGAAGATACAAAAGTTCTTGAACCTTCTGCATATTCTTGCTCACCCACACTTAAAGTTGCTTCCAAAGTATCACCACTAAAAGTGGAAAATTTATTTGCACTATTAAAGGCTGAGAAAAACAAAGTACCACCTTGCCATATTCTACTATCAAAAGAATCTGTAAATCCTATATCTACATTTGTTGATATGTTGTCTAATAATTCTAAAGTTGTACCAGTAGTGAAAGCGCTACCAATAAATTGTGTTGCGACATCTATATAAGACCATCTATCTGCTGAATAGTTATAACATAATATTCTATCTGGATTTCCATTAGATGAATTTGTAGATGGATAAGACCAAAATATTAATTTGTTTAATGGATCATGGCCACTTGTAATTCTTAAAATATTAGATTGATCTAAATTACCATCAAAAAAATCATCAATTCTATTTTCTCCAATAAGTTTTGTTGTTTCGCCATCTGTACTTGCAAAACCATCTTGGCTTAAAAAGTATGTTGTGTTTCCAACAGTAACTAAGCTTCCATGTGCAATACAACCTCGTTCTTGTTCAATAGTTCTTATTTGAAAAATGGTAGAACCA